TGGAGCAAGAACATTATCTAATGCGACAAATCTTCGTGTTGGAACTTATATTCTACATGTTCTTCAAAATACTTCCGGAAATAGCACCTTGACGTTTTCAAATCAATATAAATTTACAGCAAATATTCAACCGTCTTTGACATCAAATGCGAATGCAAGAGATATGTTCTCGTTTGTATCGGATGGCACAAACATGTATGGTGCAATGATACCTGATGTTAGATCATAAATAAAAATAGTCTAGTTAAGGAATAAAAAATGGCTGTACCAAGTTCTAGAGAAAATCTAATAGACTATTGCAAGCGTCGTCTTGGTTTTCCAGTAATTGACATAAATGTTGACGATGATCAAGTAGAAGATCGGATTGATGATGCTCTTCAGTTCTATCAAGACTATCACTATGATGCAATTCAAAAAATCTATCTAAAGCACCTAGTGACGCAAACCGACGTTGATCGTCAATATATTGATATGACTCAAGCTTCTGGAGCTGCTACAGTTGTTTCCGGAAATGCTACGGTTACTGGATCAGGAACTAATTTTGCTGCCGAATTTGCAGCTGGAGTTACTCAGTTGACCATAAATGGAGAAACAAAAACTGTCTTGTCAATTAATGACAAGGGTTCAATGGTTATGAATTCGACATATTCTTCAAGTGCAAATACAGTTCCAATAAATGTTGTAGGTGCAGCAGATTCGATTACTGGTGTTACAAGAATATTTTCTTTATCATCGACAAATGCTACAGTAAATATGTTTGATCTTCGCTATCAGTTGAGACTGCATGAACTATATGACTTTACTTCAACATCATATGTCAATTTCGTGTTGACACAGCAACATCTACGCACATTGGACATGTTGTTCTCTGGTGAACAACCAATTAGATTCAATAGACATCAAAATAGATTGTATGTTGATTTGCAGTGGGGTACAGATATTCAAGCCGGTGAGTATTTGATCGTTGAGGGATATAAGATTATTGATCCAAATTCATATACGGACGTATACAATGATCGTTGGTTGAAGAGATATGCTACTGCGCTTATCAAGCGTCAATGGGGACTAAATCTAAAGAAGTTTAGTGGTATTCAGCTTCCTGGCGGTGTTCAGCTAAATGGACAGCAAATCTTTGAAGAAGCAGAAAGTGAAATATCTTCTCTTGAACAAGAAATGCAGAGCAAGTACGAACTCCCTCCAGAATTTATTTTGGGCTAGGTGGCGCAAAATAGTGACTAAATACATCATATTCTTGTTATAGGAGATTATGATGGAAAAAACAGGTTTTATATATCTTTGGTTTGATAAAAAACACAAAAAATACTATCTTGGTTGTCATTTAGGGGAAATAAATGACGGATATATCTGCAGTTCAAAATGGATGCGAGATGCGTATCGTTATCGTAGTCAAGATTTCAAACGCCGTATAATTCAAAAAAACATAGATAAAAATAATCTTCTAGAAACTGAATATAAGTGGCTTCAGTTGATAAAAGATGAAGAACTTGGTAAAAAATATTACAACTTAACAAAAAGACATTTTGGTCATTGGACAAATCTAGAAGATGAAAAACGATTGACTATAAACGAAAAGATTTCAAAAAATACAAAAGCTGCTATGTCTCGTGATGATGTTCGCGAAAAAATGGAAGCTATTTGGGAGAAGAATAAAGATAGAGTACAAAGTGAGGAAGAGAAAATAAAGAGAGCTAATTCTAATAGGGGTAAGAAAAGAACTGAAGAAACAAAAAGAAAAATTGGTCAAGCTAATAGTATGAGTTTAAAGGGTAGAAAGCTTTCAGAAGAAACAAAGCAAAAACTGAGTGATAGATTGAGTGGTGAAAATAATCCATTTTTTGGTAAGAAACATTCAAAAGAATTACAAGATCAGATAAGCGTGAAAATAAGTGAAAAACTAAAGGGACGTATTCCCAAAAATATTGATATGTTCAAGAATTCTTTTTGGTGGAATAATGGCATAATAAATAAAAGAAGTTCTATTTGTCCAGGAACTCAATGGGTTAAAGGTAAAATAAAGAAAAAAGTATAACATATGGCAGTAAATCACTACTTCAATAATTTTCCAGGTGTAGTTACGCAAGAACAACTTCTTGCCGAAGATCTTATCATCGAATCCATAAGACAATATGGTGCTGATGTATATTACATACCAAGAAAATCTTTAAGCGATGAAGATTTGATTTACGGCGAAGATCCTGTAAAGCTTTATAATGCTGCATATTCGATGGAAATGTACATTCAATCAGTTGCTGGATTTGAAGGTCCTGGTGAATTCTTTAGCAAGTTTGGTCTAGAAATTCGCGACTCCCTTAGAGTAATTGTTGCTCGTCGCACATACGAAAAGTATGTTCCTGTTGCAGCATATCCAAGACCTCGTGAAGGAGATCTTGTTTATATTCCAGCTTTAGCCAATTTATATGAAATCAAGTATGTAGAAGAAGAAAGAAACTTCTATACTCTGGGTCGTCGTCCTCCACTATTTTATTACTATGAATTGAGTATGGAATTGTACAAATTTTCAAATGAAAGATTTGCAACGGGCGTCAAGGAAATTGATGATGTTGGTCGCGCATATTCGTATACACAAAACATGGCAATGGTTGCTGGAGGAAGCGGCGCATACAAGAGAGAAGAGATCGTGTATCAGGGTTCAAGCCTAGCATCAGCAACATCGACTGCGATAGTGAAAAATTGGTTCCCATCAAACAATATGCTACAATTGATCAATATCAAGGGTACTTTTTCTACAGGAGCTAATGTTATTGGGTCAACATCAAATGCTAACTTCACATTGACTACATTTAATAGACAAGATTTTGACGGAGTATCCGACGAATTGACAAACAATCTTGAGATACAAACTGATGCAAATGGCATCATTGATTTTACCGAAACTAATCCATTCGGAGAACCTTGATGTCTGGAATATTTGGCAATCATTTCTATCATCGCATAACCAGAAAGATTGTTGTTGCATTTGGATCACTATTCAATGAAATTCAACTTGTGCGATACAATAAGGCAGGAACAACGGAACTTGAGCGTGTTCTTGTTCCCATAGTATATGCACAGAAAGAAAAATTCTATAGTCGCATAAAAGGTGATCCAAATTTGCTAAAAAGCATTCAGGTAACACTACCTAGAATGTCTTTTGAAATCTCAGGCGTCGATTATGATCCTTCTAGAAAACAAAGTAGCATGATACGAAACACAAATCTTGCTACTGCTACAAATACAACTCAAAAAACACAGTACATGGGCGTTCCATATAATTATGATTTTAGTCTTTCAATATATGTTCGTAATATTGAAGATGGTTGGCAGATTGTAGAACAAATCTTGCCGATTTTCAATCCCGACTATACCATGACTCTAGATCTTGTTAGCACAATGGGTATCAAGAAAGATGTTCCGATCATATTGAAGTCTGTTAGATATACTGTTGATTCTGAAGGACCACACGATCAAGATGCAACTCGTGTTGTCATATTTGATTTGACATTTACGGTCAAAGCAATGCTATTTGGTCCCATTTCAGATTCCAAGATCATTAAAAAAGCAAATACGAATATGTATGGTACATTCTCAAGCGGAACATCTGGTGGTTCTTCGATATATGTTCTAGATCTTCAATCGGGAGGATTTAGTTCGTTCAAGACCGGAGAAACAATTTGGCAAGGCACTTCATATGAATTTGCTGATGCAAAAGCTGAAGTCATTGAACATGATACATCAAATAGAAAGCTATACATAAAAAATGTGTATGGATCGAAAAATTCGTTTGGTGCTTTTGTAAGTAATGTAGAAATAACTGGCGCGTCATCTGGAGCTAATTGGAATGTATCAAGTTCGTATGTTTCAAATATCAAACTGGTAATTGCAACAGTTGTTCCAGATCCAACAACTGCAAATGTGAATAGCGACTTTGGATTTACGGAAACGATAATAGAATTTCCCAATACACTAGGATTATAATGAGCAAGATTGATGATAACTTGAGTGAGATATTAAATATCGAACCAGTAAAGAAACAGGAAGTGATTCCTGTTCAAGTAGAACCTCAAAATGATACGCAAACGGATTACGATTTAAGTCGTCAGACAATTCGTAATCTTGTTCGAAAAGGTGAAGAAGCACTTGATGAATTGCTCTTTGTCGCTAAACAAAGCGAAAGTCCAAGAGCATATGAAGTTGTTGCTGGTATGATAAAGAACATATCAGAAGTAACAAAAGAATTGATTGATCTACAAAAGAAAATGAAAGAATTGAATGAAGATACACCAAAGTCTTCTAGTGGCGTAAATGTACAAAATGCAGTATTTGTAGGATCAACAGCAGAACTTCAAAAACTATTAAGACAAAATAAAGAACAACAAACCGATGGCTGATACTATTGCATATATGTCTAACCCCAATCTAAAACGCGCAGGCGTCAAGATTGAATGGACCGAAGATCAAGTCAAGGAATATGTGAGATGTTCCGAAGATCCTGTTTACTTTGCATTGAACTACATCAGAATCGTCAACGTTGATGAAGGTCTTGTGTCTTTCAAGATGTGGAAATTTCAGAAACACATGCTTGAAACATTTCATAAGAATCGTTTTGTCGTTTGCAAAATGCCTAGACAGGTTGGTAAATCTACAACAATCATTGCATATCTTTTACATCAGATTCTATTTCGTGATAACACAAGCGTTGCAATGCTTGCAAACAAAGGATCAACTGCTCGCGAACTATTGAGTCGTCTACAGCTTGCATATGAAAATTTGCCAATTTGGTTGCAACAAGGAATTGTGACCTGGAACAAAGGTAACATTGAACTAGAAAACG